GGCAGGGGGGCACAGCAGGTCGAAACGCTTGTACGCAAACCACAAGAGACCCATGACTATGAGAATACCGATGAGTGCAAATATCATATTACTTTACATATAGAAATTAACTGAGTTACACAGTAACTCCTCGACTTCGGACTGGTGGGATTTACGCCTCCTCTGGCTCCTCCTTCAGAGTGTCGAGCATCTTCTGGCACTCGATGTCATTCTCGGCACGACGCTGCTCAATCACCTCGTTCACCTTGGCGTCGGCCATCGCGACCAGCTCCTCGATTGGCTTGTCGGGAAACTCCTTCTTCAGATCCTCAAGCACCTCCGCCGGGTGAGGAATTGGAGGTACGTCCGGCTTGGTGTAAAACTTGGAATTCTCGTCCGACGGATCGATGTAGGGAAACTCACCAGCGATTGGCTTGGCGTTCATGTCACGCTTGCGCTTCTCAAACATGGCAGACGCCTGAGCCTGATTCTCGCGGTACTTTGACATAATCTCCTCCAGCTTCTCATTCTGGTAGTGAACATCCTGAATCTGGTCGCGCTGAGGAGGGATCAGTAGCCACTTGTACATGTCCACCACGTAAATGTCGACGAGTGCATCCTCCTTCTGAAGACGCTTGCAGTGACTCGCCGCCTCGTCACGGGATGCAAAGCAGCCACGAATCTTCATACCCAGAAGCTCATTCTTCTGTGGCTGATCGGGACCGACAAACGACACGCACGCAAACAGCTGGCCGGGAACAGTCAAGTAGTCCTGCTCAAGAGAACCCATTACTACTATACACGTACGGAATATCTTTATCTGAAGAAAATCGGTTTTGTTCACGAGTATTAAGGAGTTTGTACTCTATCTCTAAAATGGAAAACCTCCGTAAACTCCACAACAATTGCAAGCGCGCGCTCATCACACAATGGGTCAAGCCTGGATCAACTGTTCTCGACTGCGGATGCGGTCGCGGCGGTGACATTCACAAATGGAAATCTGTTCGAGACTTGAAAGTTATCGGAGTCGACCCGGACGAAGAGTCAATCGCTGAGGCGCAGTCGAGAGCCATCGAGGCAAATTTCGGGATGTGGTTTTTGCCGGCCGGTGACATTGCGTCAGCCATCTCATGGGGGCAGTACGATGTGGTGTGCTACAACTTTTCACTCCACTACATTTTCGAAAACATGGACACGTACACAGCATCCATCTGGGCAATCGACAAGTGCCTAAAACCAGGTGGACTTTTGATTGGTATTACTCCTGACAAGACACGTATAAATTCACTTTTGAATTTTAAAACAAAATTCGAAGATGAATTAGGAAACAAAATTGAGATGAAGGGTGAGAAACTTTTGGTCAACTTGGTTGGAGGTCCATTTTATGCAGATGGTGGCAGGGAGGAGCCCATACTGGAACCCGAGCTGTTCATCCGGTCGATGATGGCTCATGGTATAAAGATGCTCAAGTGGGAGCCCATGCTGAGCCGCCCGAACGGACTCATCTCGGACATTTATTCTCAATTTGTTTTTGTAAAGCAATAGTAGTAATGAGTGGCCTTCTGGTCCTCGGTGTCCTCGGGGCAGTTCTAGCCGATGTAATCACACTGACGAAAGATCCACCGATGCTTGCAGAGATTAAGCGACGATACGAAATTATCAGGAAGTCTCTTCCAGCAGAGGACAGGTGGAAGCTCATATGTGGAAAGGTTTCAATCGTCACAGGCACGTCACCAGGCATGACTCGCGAGATTGCATTAAACGTAAACAAGGGGTATGAAATCTACATCTGCCTGGAGGGGGAAGATGTAGAGTCCGCGATGTATGTGTTTCTTCACGAGCTCGCACACTTGGCAGTTAGTGAATACGATCACACGCAAAAGTTTTGGGACAATTTCAAAGATCTTCGTGAAATTTGTGCTCAACTGGGAGTCTACAAACCAGTGTCTGACAAAAAGTACTGTGGGGAGAGTGTCGGTGAAAAGCCGAAGAAACCCTAAGGTCCTCACTGCTTGTCAATAAACTGGCGTGCAAAGTAAAACACAATTGCAGCCACCAAGGCGGTCACCACCATGCCAGTCGCTGACATCTCACCAGACTCGGACAGAAACTTGGGCACCATCGTAGACAGTTTGTCCTGAACAGGCTTGGAAAAGGCGATAACAGACGCCACTCCCGCCAGTGCAGCCTGGAACTGCTCATCCGTCAGGCCGAATGGGTTCTTGCTCTTTTTGCCACTGCTTGAGGAATCCGCCTTTGGGGTCCGCTTGTTCCCAGACATCATCTGAGGAGGGCCCATCACCTCGTCCTGCATCATCTGGCCTGGACCAGCCATCACCTCCTCGATTGGAGAAGAAAAGTCAGCCATTTGAGATGAGTCAACTTTATTTTCAGGCTCATTTCGAAGCAGTCCTGTTGGAATCCCGCTCTTCTTATCATCATCTGGGATTTCCTTTATCATGTCGATACCAGCATTCGGGTCGTAACTCTGCATCTAGTTCTTTCTGAGATTTTTGAAAAGACTTCTCAGCGCGTCTTCTTGACCACAATCGTAGGAGCACCACGACTTCGAGCAATAGTACCAGGTGGTGGGCCAGTCTGGTGACGTGGATTGTAGTGACGCTGGTGATACTGCCAGAATGAGGGACCACCCACCTTGAAATTCTTGCGAATGGGCGCCTTGTACCAAAAGACCATGTCCTGAATCTTGTTCGTCTTGCACGTCGTATCAAGTACCAAGCACTCGTAATTCTCCGTACAAGCATCCATCACTTGACAAAACACGTCAAAGTTTGGAAACATGCCAAAGAAGCACTTGTACAGATTTTCGCGATTCTGTTTCACATTGTCACGAAGGACAAAGACGTAATCGGTGTTGGAACGAATCATAGGTGTCATGTCCATCACGTACTGGGTCGTCATCATGAAAAAGATGTTCCAGTGGCGACCATTCATAAACAAGCTGCGCATCACCGTGTCACGCATGAATGCCCTGTCGTACATGCAGTCGTCCATCAGAATGAACACTGGTGGGAGAGCCTCTTTCCCTACACGAGCTGCAATCTTGCGCTGACGCTCCATGATCTTCTCAATGGCGTCTTTGTTGTAGTCGCCGTACACAAAGAGATCTGGAATAAACTGTTTGTAATGTCCGTTACCATCCTCCGTACCTGACATTGCAATCCCAGCTGGAATGGCTCTCTTGTGCCACAGAATGTCAGTCACGAGGGTCGACTTGCCTGTTCCACGCTTTCCAATGAAAACACAGACACGATCATTCCTCATCTTGGTCGGGTCAAACCTCTTGAGCTGGACACTCATCTGTATTTCACATTCAAATTTTGAATTGAAATTGAACGCAAAGTATCACTTAAATAAGATCTCCATCTTTAGTAGAATGTCCGCTGGGTATATCCAGCTGGCGGCCCTAGGGCAACAAGATGCCTATCTCTCAGGAAAGCCGGACCTAACGTACTTTCAGGGTTTGTATTCTCGAAATACACCATTCGTGCTTGAAGCGTACGACATTCCCTTTAACGGTTCGAAGCAATCGTTCGGTACTCAGCAGATTTGTAAGATTCCATTCAAGGGTGACATTGTCAGAGGGCTCACACTCAAAACCAACATGCCGTTCCTAAAAAATCCAGGAAACGATTGGAACTGGTCAAACGTTGCCAGTGAAAATGGGTTTTACCCACGAATCATCATCGATGGCGTGTACATCCGTGCACCAACACAGGGTATCGCTTATTACTCCTCAAACGTAGATTCTCAGTCAAACGCATCAGTCGGGTGGCTGACAAGCCCCGTCACCTATACATACTACACAAACGGCACAACCGCGCCAGTGACTGGTACGTCCATCACAATTGCAATTCAGGCTGGAAACATATCACCGAATTTCAACATGCTCCCGGGGTACATCGGAAGCATTGCCGGGGTGGTTGGTCCGATGACAGTCACGTCATCCACCACAACCAGCATCACATTCACAATCAACACTCAAACCACGTCATCCATCCCTACACTGACCCCGTTCAGTATTCTACCCGGAATTGCAGCAACCGCCGTCTTACTGACACAGACGAGCATACCCGCAAATGTATCCGCTGTCACAAACATCAAGATTCCCCTCCCACTGACATACCCACTGACAGTCAAGACGGGATGTACTGCAACCATGCCAGGTGTCACTGGCGTGATGGTGGTTGGCCTGCTCGATTCCATTGTAGCATCGTCGTACGCACTCGTCAATTTCACAATCCCGTCACAAACCACGGCACTTATCCCAACAGGGACGAACGTGACGGTCAAACAACCGCTTACTCTGTCTGGGAACGTATTTTACAATGCAAATGTCAACCGGTTCAACTTTACGTCATATTCAAACATCGAGGTTGAGACTATTCAGGCGACATTTTGGGGGTTTGACCCAAAGAATTTCGACACCGTCTCACCATCTGGAAACTTGAATTACATCATTTCAGCCACAAGCGCTCATCCGAGTTTGCCCGGTGTATCAGGCTATCCCCGTGCGTCATCCGATTTTACGCTTGAACAAGGTGGGTGGGCACGAGGCAGTGGTATCCCATCAGCCGAAAAGAGAGCGGGTATCTATTTTCAGGTGACTAACGACATCATTCCATCGTCAACACCAACCGCTGTCCAGTTTCAACTCTACGGAGGAAACTACCTCTTTTTCAACACCTCTCGATACCTGTACATGTCCCAAGTGGCTGGTTCAACCTTTTGTTTCCAATCCACCAATGGAAACATCGCATTTACCAAGTCTGGACAGTATTGTATCCGTGGTAATCTTACTGCATCAGGGACAGATGCAGTCTACTCGGTTTCTTACACCTATTCACTGACTGACGTCGCTCCTCCACTGAATTTC